GCCGCATCCCACCACCGTACGGATCAAGGAGGATGAGTGAGTTGACTAAGGTGCTCGCACCGCACAATGAACAGGACGGGTGGGTGTACTGGCGGGTACGTGTTACAGGAGCCAAGAACGTCGCGAACGCTCCTGCGGTGAATCCGCTATGGCTCGTCAACCAGGACACGCTGGAGTGCGCCAAGGCAAGCGATCTCGGGCTAGGCGTCGCCTATCTGGATCTCACGCCGACCTCGCGCATCATCGCCAGCCGACGCGTCGAGCGTGCGGTTGAGCGGATGACTTCCTCAAGCTGTGCTCCGAGGAGGGGCTGTTCGTCGGGATAGAGCCTGATGGCGAAGTGACGCTTCAGGGTGTCAGCGACAACTATTTCGTTCACCACGGCAAGACGCTCCGCGAGGCGTACTACCGCTATCACGCGGCGGTTGGTGACACGAAATGGGGCCGCTCGTGAGTGAGCAGATGACAGAACCTACGTTTTATGAACATGGCTACCCGACCGATGAAACGCTAGATACCATCCGCGCGTGGCCGTTCGGAGACTTCACCGACCTAATGATCTTCTGTGCCAAAGCCTGGAGCGACTACGGCTGGTTCGAGCAGCGCAAGGGGAAGTTCCCTGCGTGGCGGGAGGGAACCACGACATGGGCGTGCGCGACCGGTGGTTGGAGCGGCAACGAAAGCATCATCGGCGCGCTGCAAGATAACTTCGGATTCTGGACGACGTGCTGGGCGTGTGAGGCGCGTGGTGGCTACTACGAGTTCCATATCCCGAAAAGGAGACCGCGGGTGAATCTCTATCTCCGGTCAGTCAGGGATGACCTGACCTCGATGTATGACGGTACGACCAAATGGCCCAAGCGTGGGTGGATGCCCCCGTGTCCAGACTGGGACCCTGACCCCACCATTGCGTGCGGACACGGATACCATCTATGTGGTGAAGACGGCGATCCGACTCTCGTGTCTGGTCCTGTGTGGCAAGCGGTCAAGGCTGAGAACGTGGTCGCCTCCCCATACGGGACGAAGCATAGGGCAGAGCGTGTATACGTGCTCAAGACAGGCACACCAAAGGAGGTGCATGACTACCTATGCTCGAAGGGATGGAAAAACCCCAGGCTTCATGTCGGAGGAAGCAAGATCGTGGTCAATAGCGGAGAGTTGGCTCTCTATTGCACAGATGTCACCGTCAACGCAGGTGGATTTGCACAATCTTGCACTAACGTCACCGTGAATGCTGACGGCAAGGTACTTGACTGTATGAAAGTAACGGTACGCAGTGGTGGAACAGCGGTGTGGTGTACTGAGGTCATGGTCGAATGGGGTGGGATCACAGGGAACTGCACGTATGTGCCGGACTATGAGGAGGTCGATCCGATTGCGTAATCTAGCGGAGACTGCTGCTTTGTACGAGCGGATCGCCAAGAACATGGCCATCGACGCTCTGATGATCGGAGGACTGCCCCAGACGTGCGAGGAGTGTCCTGTACCGACACCTTGCGCCGACGAGTGGGATTGCGAGACCAAGATAGCCACCGTGTTGTGGGAGAAATGGGAGGCTAAGACACGATGAGCATCTCGATGGATGAGGCCAAGGCTATCGACCAGGAACAGCGCGAAGAACGTGAGCGCACAGCGCCACCGAATCCAGGCAGCGACGAGGCCCTTGCGTTTGGTTGTTCTTGTCCAGTCCTTGATAATGCGCATGGTGCCGGTCTGCCCTATCCCAAAGGTCCGGTGTTCTGGATAAACAGGGACTGTCCGCTACACGGCGGTTGGGAGGGTGATGCCAAGTGAGGATCGAGATAGACGGAACGTTCGCCATCGACCGAGCGTACGAAGGACTCGTGCTGCAACGGTACGTGCCAGCGCATCAGGCTGAACGGGACGGCAAATATCACAAGAAGGGCGACATGGTTCCAGGCAAGTGGGTGGACTGCTGCTATCCTTGGGACTTGGCTCATGCGCTCAAGCTCATCAAAGAGGACGCCGTGTTGCTGTCTCCAGAGACCGTCACAGACCTGAATGCCGCTATCAAGGAGTGGAACCGCATCGAGCAGTCGATCCTGGAAGCGTCAGATACTCTCAGAGGCCAGTTGGGACTCGATTCGCCTACTGGGTTAGGATGAGACTCATGGCCGCGCTCATACGTACTACAAAGGAGAAGGCATGAACAATAAGCAGGTGGAGATGATCTGTCGTACGGCGTTGGCGTGTGTCGGATGGTTCCTTACAAAAGCCGGTTCGTTCGATGACTGGTGGAACCTGATAGCCCACGGGGGTAGTGGGGCAGCCACAAGGCAAGGTAAGGAGAGGACATGAGCGGTTACGGACACGACGAGGCGATGAGGGATGTGTGGCTCAAAGAGCCGCATGAGTTCGTCAGTGAAGTAATACTTGCCAAGCGTGAACGCCTCGCTGCGTACATTGAACACCTCGAAGCCGAACGCGCCAAGCACGCCGCGCTGGTGGAGGCTGCGAAGGCCGTCGATGACTATGTGTCTGGGCACTTTTCCAGAGACAAAGTGCAGTATATCGACTGTCCACCATGTAGGGAGAAGCTGCTAGCGCTCCGTGCCGTCCTCGCTGACTTGGAGGCATCAGATGACTGACATCAGCGACAAGGCCGTGCAGGAAGCACTGGATGAAGTGCAGACTGTTCTTGAATGTCACGCTCAGACTGGATGTAACGGGCCTATCGGGTTCGACGCATTCGCTGTTATCCGAGCGCGTATCGAGGCAGACGCGAAGGTTATCGAGGCAGCAGAGCAGGCTGTAGCTGTTGTCGAGGATAAGGTCACCACATTCGATGCTGGGTACAAGGCCACATTCGGTGAGCGAGGCTTGCCAACCGATTGGCAGAACACAAGCATGACGCTGCCGCTGGCTCCGTTCGACGACCTACGCAGAGCCCTCGCAGCCAGAAAGCAGGTGAACCGATGACAGACATCAGCGACAAGGCCGTCAGAGAGGATAGCTGATGGGTCTCAAACTCTACGAGCATCAGAAGAAGATCATAGAGTTGTTCACAGAGCATGACCGCTTCCTTCTGCTTGCTGAGGTGGGAACCGGCAAGACATTACCGACGCTGATCGACATGTCGAACAAGATGCTCGCAGGGGAGGTGAAGACCGCGCTGGTAGTCGCGCCTCTCTCAGGTCTCGGAGCGTGGCGCAGGGACATCGAGAAGCTGCCGGAGGATCGTCAGATTCTTCTCAAGCAAAGGCTTACCCTCGTGAACTACGACAAGCTCTCGCGCACCGATTCCCCGTGGCGCAAGAAGCTCTGGCGTCCGTGGGACTATCTGGTGCTCGATGAGGGTCACGCCATCAAGCGCCCGCAGTCGAACCGGACGAAGTATTTTCTGGGACAAGGCTACCGGCTCGGGCTTGCGTCCCTCGCCAAGTACCGCTACCTTCTCACAGGCACGCTCATCACGAACAGCCACCTGGAGGATTTGTGGGCGCCGCTTCGCTTCCTGTTCGATGATGACTGGGTGGCTTGGCCGGACTTCAAGCGACAGTACCTTGTCACGAAGAACCTTCCAGGTTCATATGCCGAGATCATCGTCGGCTATCGGCATCGCGAGGAACTGCTCACCCACGTAGCCGACTGTTCTTATCGTATCTTGAAGAAGGACTGTCTGGACTTGCCTGAGCAGATGCCTGATGAGATAGTGCTCGTGCCGTGGGCGAGCGCGAAGAACGCCGCGCCATTCAATAAGACCACGAAGGCGCTTTACGAGGACGCGCTCGATTCATATGTCGAGGCTCTTGATCTGGTGAGCGACAACCCGCTCACGCGGCTGCTGCGGATGCGTCAGATAGCTGCTGGTCACATCAAAGAAGCCGACACTCGCGACGAGGGTGGTAAGAAAGCCCGAGGCAAGACCTATCACCTGAGGTCTGAGAAGGTCAAGTACGCGATGGAGCTGATCGAGAACAACCTGCCGAACAAGACGGTCGTGTTCTATCAGTTTCGTGCGACCTGTGAGCAGATGGAGGCGGCGCTCACGAAGGCGAAGATCGAGTTCGTCACTCTGAACGGAGATCAGAAGAACAAAGACATCTGGCGCGCCTTTCAAGCCGACCGGTCTATCAAGGTCATCGTAGTACAGTACGCCTCGGGGTCATCGGCCATCGACCTGTATGCGTCGTCGTACACCATCTTCATGGAGCCGACAGACAGCAGTTTCGTGAACGAACAAGCGCACGGACGTACCCATAGGAGTGGTCAGCATCAGGCGTGCAACTACACGTTCCTGTTGACCGAAGGCAGCGTGGAGGTTGACATGTACAAGCGGTTAGAAGCGCACGAGGACTTCTCAGAGACCGCATACCGAGAGGTCGCGAGAAAGCAGAAGGGATTGCTTCGATGAGACTGAACGTATTGGACTTGTTCAGTGGGCTACACGGTTGGAGTGAACCGTTCATCGAACGTGGACACCGAGTCATCACCAGTGACATCGATCCAGCGTTCGGCTGTACCATCACTGGAGATTTTCTTGATCCGAATGTCCGAGAAACCTTGTCTATGCTCGGTCCGTTCGACCTTATCCTTGCTAGTCCGCCGTGTGAGGGTTTCAGTGTAGCGTCGATCGGCAAGTCGTGGAAGATCATCGACGGAGAACGGATACCGCAAACAGAGACCGCTAGATTGGGTGTGGCGTTGTTGGAAGCTACAGTGTCTTTCTGTGAAAACGAACATGCCCCGTTCATCATTGAGAACCCACGGGGCATGATGCGCAAGATGCCCCAAGTGCGGCATCTTCCTAGGCGTACTGTCACATACTGTCAGTATGGTCAAACCAACATGAAGCCGACTGATCTGTTCGGAGACGGGCCAGCAGGGTGGGTGTCAAAACCCCCATGTAAGAACGGCGATCCCTGCCACGAACCAGCACCAAGAGGCGCACGCACAGGAACCCAGGGGATCAAAGGGTATGCGCTCAGGTCTAAGATACCCTATGAGTTGGCATTAGAGGTATGTCTTGCCGCTGAAGCAGCGAGGAGGCACTTGTGAACGGGCGGACGCGGATGTGTCACGGCAAAGTCAGATATGGAACAGAGAACGCCGCCATCCGCGCGACCATCGAGTGCAGCAGGAAATGGGGCAAACCGATGCGTTACTATCGGTGTCCCATCTGCCGGAAGTGGCACATCACCTCAGAGGTCGTCAGGTAGACCTGGGGCTTTCTGTGGGATCGAGTTCACGATGACCATTTCACGCAACTCATTGACTGCACGTTTCAGCTCGCCGTTAGCGCCCTGGTTCACGAGTTCCTGTGCTACGCTGAACGAGATACGCAAGTTCGCCTGTGCCAACGCAGCTCGCGTCTCGTTCTGCTCCTCGACGCATTTGATGTGGGCTGCAACCATATCGAGTCGTTGGATCAAGCCTGTGATGACCTGCCGTTCCTTGCGCCACTTGCCAAGAACGAATCCGAGGCCAGACCCGAGTGCGCCTACGATGCTTGTGAGAGTCAGGATGAGGCCGAGAGCTTGGTTCCAAGTAGTAAGGTCAGTAGGCATAGTAGGATCGCTTTCTTACGAGAAACCGTATAGTGTATCACGAAGTATACACTAATGCAAGTCGTTTTGCAAGCGGTTGACAATCAAGCGTATCGTGTGGTAAGGTTCGCGATACGACTGAAACGAGGGTGGAATGACGACCTACGAGACTATCCCGACAGCGCTGGCCAACACCCCACAATGGTTGTGTTATCGGCTGGTTGACACAGGCAAGGGGCGCCTGTCCAAGCCTCCGTTCTCTCCACGCACCGGCTATCAGTGCGCCAAGAACGACGAACGGGAGTTCACGACGCTTCAAGAGGCGCTGGTAGGCGTCGAGCGGTACGACATGGACGGCGTTGGTTTCGTGTTCACCAACGGCTTCGTGGCCATCGACCTTGACGACTGTTTCGGTGAGGACGGCAGGCTCCTGTCGGTGCCGCAGGACATCTTCGATCATTTCACAGACACCTACTGGGAGTATTCGCCGTCTGGCAACGGCCTCCATGGGTTCATGTACGGGGAGAAGCCGAACGAACGCACCAAGGACGCCGCGTTGCATATCGAGGTGTACTCGGGGTACAACTTCGTCACGGTCACAGGCGAGCGGGTCGAGGGCACCAACACCGAAGTCATCGACATGCAGGACGCATTGGAGTGGCTTTACGAGAAGTATCTGCCTCCCATCGTGTCTCCGAACATCGACTTCGGCCCAGTGGATCATGGGGACAAGACCACGAAGGAGTGGTTGAATCTCGGGCTGTCAAAAGACGAGAAGCTGGCGAGCCTGTACAACGCCACAGAGCACTCTGGAGACGAATCATCCACAGATTTCGCGTTGCTGTGCAAGTTGGCGTACTGGCTCAACCGCGATGAGGAAGCCATCGCTGAGGCATTCATGGCCTCCCCGTGGGTACGCACGAAAGACGCCGCGCATACCAAGAAGTTGAAGCGCGAGGATTATCTGAGCGGGTCAGTCAACAAAGCGACCCGTCTGACGGCGACCACCGCCTACGAGACATCGAAGCAGTATGAAACGAAGGCGATCCGTTTTTTCATGCACACACCCCAGGCCGACGGTAGCGAGTCCTTTGCATTAGAGGACTACACCGACCTGGGGAACGCCGAGGCTATGGCTGAAGTGTTCGGTGACGGCTTGTGCTATACCGAGGAATGGGGCTGGTGCTTCTTCAACGGCGTCAGATGGGAGATCGACGCCACCTACCGTGCAATGGAGGCCGCGCGTGACATCGCCCAGGGGTTGATGTTGTCAGCTAAGAACTGGTTGGAGCGCGTGCGCGACGAGCTGGATGAGGACGGCATCGCGCATGACAGCGAGGACGGCAAGCGTCGTCTTGAGCCTCCTATGGCGCTTTACAAGCACGCGCTCAAATCCCAGTCAGAGCACGGGCTGACCGCGATGGTGGCGCTCAACAAGGCATACATGATCGCATCGGCCACGCAGTTCAATGCTGACCCCTGGCTGCTCAACACACCGAAGGGCGTTGTCGATCTCAAGACCGGCGAGATGATGCCACACGACCCCAAGTACCGGCTCACCAACATGACCGCGGTCGCGCCTGAACACAAGGCGATGCCGATGTTCGATGCGTTCCTGCGCAAGATATTCTGCGAAGACGAGGAGCTGATCGAGTTCGCCCAGGTGCAACTCGGGTCTGCATTGGTCGGGAAGGTCTATACTGAGAACCTCATCATCGCCAACGGAAATGGCAGCAACGGCAAGTCCACCTTGTTCAACACCGTCCAGTACATTCTCGGTGACTATGCCACGTCTATCGATCCAGACCTGCTCATGTCTTCCAAGAACGGTGACAACCAGCAGGTCGGTATGGCGATGTTGCAGGGCAAGCGGTTCGCCGTCGCACAGGAGACAGAGGAAGGCCAGAGGCTCAAGCCATCGATGCTCAAGCGGTTGGTCTCTACCGACCCCATAGTAGCCAAGCGGTTGTATCACAATCCGCACACGTTCATACCCACCCATACGCTCGTGCTTCCGACGAACCATCTGCCAAAGGTGTCATCGACCGACATCGGCACCTGGCGCCGCATCGTAGTCCTGCCTTTCGAGGCGACCATCCAACCATCCGAGATCATCACCGACTTCCATTCGCTTCTGATGGAGCGAGAAGGCGGTGGCATCCTCCAGTGGCTCATCGAGGGCGCGGTCAAGTTCTACGAGCTAGGCTGTGACATCGAGAAGAAGCCTGCGGCGGTGCAGCGTGCGTCTGCTGAATATCGGTCGGCTGAGGATTGGGTCGCCAACTTCATCAACGAAGTATGCAAGCCCGATCCAGACCCACACGACGAGAGCGTTGTCACGCGACACAGCGACCTGTACCATGCCTATCAGACGTGGGCTAAGAACAGCGGTGAGTACGTCAGGTCGTCCATCATGTTCGGCAGAGCGCTTCAGGCGAATGGCTGGCGCAACGAGGACAAGTGGTATGACAAGGAGCGTGGAGGCACAAGCAAGGTCTGGTATGGGTTGAGTCTAACGCACGACACCAAGCACTTCGCGCTGGTGCAAGGCAAGAAGGATGCAAACGGGGTGGCGAAGTGACGACACGACGTGGCGCTTACGACAATGAGACATTCATGCTCGAAGGATACATTGTGGGTATTGACTTCGGAAGAGATGTGTGCGAGGGTGGATACGCACAAGAGGATCATCCTATATGTCCCTTCGACATCGGTGATGAGAACGGTTTGTGCATCAAAGCGAGTTTCGGATGTCACATCGTAGGGTGCGAGTTTGCAGACGAGTAGACAACGCGAAACGAGGACGACAATGGAACTGTGGTTCAGCGATAGCGAGGTGTTCGCTCACGATACGCTCTGGGTGTTCAAGCGTCAGAGTGACGGGCGTATCGAGGTGTTCTGGAATGACCCAGACGGGGTAGAGCAGTTCATCTTCACAGAGAATCCTGTGCTGTGCGGCTTCAACTTCCGTGACTACGACGCACATATCCTGAAGGCCACGCTGCTCGGGTGGAGCGCCGAGGACATCCACAACGTATCCCAGACCATCATCTTCAACGATGATCGTACCATGGTGTGGACGTTGTTCCAGGGGCATCCATGGATCGAGCTTCCACCGATCATCGACTTGTTCCATGACATCGTGCCACGCAAAGGTCTCAAAGAGATCGAAGGCAATATCGGCATGTCCATCGAGGAATCCAGCGTGTCGTTCGATATAGACCGGCCTCTCACCGAGGAAGAACGCGATGATGTGCTCAGGTATTGCATCCATGACGTGACCGCCACAGAGCGGCTGTATGACCTTCGCTACGACTATGTGAAGGCGAAGTCAGATCTGTGCGAACTCAGAGGCATCGACCCGCTCACAATGTTGAAGCACACCAATGCACGCATCGTGTCAGAGGTGCTTGGAGCACAGCGGCTCGACCACCATCCCATCGAGACCTACACCCTTCCTGAGAACCTGGACATCACGCATATCCCAGACGAGGTTATTGCATATTCTCTGGGTATCAATACAGAGAACTGCATGAACAACGACTCGTCTGTCGAGTTCATGTTTCATGGGTGCCCGACCAAGTTCGCGCTGGGCGGCATCCACGGCGCGGTGCCGAGCTATGCGGAGTCGAGCAGCGACGACCGTGTGATCCTCCTGCAAGACGTGGGGTCGTACTACCCGTCGCTCATCATCAACAACGGCTACATGAGCCGCGCTGTGGCAGACCCGAGCATCTATGAGGAGTTCTACCACCTGCGCATGAAGGCCAAGGCCGACGGTGACAAAGCCACGGCAGAAGCGGCCAAGCTGGTGTTGAACACCACCTACGGCACGTTCAAGGACACGTACAACAAACTGTTCGACCCCATGCAGGGGACGCGCGTCTGTCTGAGCGGACAGTTGTACATCCTAGACCTCATAGGCCACATCTGCACGGCCTATCCCAGCGTCCAACTCATCCAACTGAACACTGATGGATGGGTCATCTCGTGTGATAGGGCTGATCTGGATGGTGTGCAGCGGGTCGTATCCGACTGGTCAGAACGCACGCATTTCACGGTAGATACGGCTGAGGTGGAGCGTATCGTACAGGCGAACGTCAACAACTATGTCATGCGCGACGTGAACGGCAATGTGAAGGCGAAAGGCGGAGTGGTAGCGCTTCACGCTGGCGGCAACTTCAAATCGAACTCAATGACCATCGTGGACAAGGCCGTGACGGACTACCTGCTCGACGGCATCCCTATAGAGGACACGGTGAACGCCTGTGACGACCTGTCGCGCTTCCAGATCATCGCCAAGGCCGGATCGACGTTCCAGAAGGTCGTCCATGAGCGCAATGGTGTGGAGACGCCAGTACAACGCGTCAATCGTGTGTATGCAACCACAGATACCACGTACGGTGGCATCTTCAAGGTGAAGATGGAAGACAGCAAGGAGATAGGGCGCCAGCGCATACCGTTGACGCCAGACCATTGTTTCATCGACAATGAGAATAGGGGGTTGACAACACTAGACAAATCATGGTACATAGGTATAGCGAAACGCAAGGCAACCGAGTTCGTGAAACGCGACAAGAAGGAGAAGGAACAGATGGCTGAAGTCAACGAACCGACCAACGAACTTGCCGAGAAGGAGGCTCCTAAGCCTCGACGGAGAACCACGACAAAGACCACACAGGAACCTGTGCCTGAGATTCCATCGTTCCGCATGAGGCTGCTTCAGCTTCAACGGGACATGGCCGAAGCGTCGAAGGGCGTGTCGTTCGACAAGGTTGTGGAGAAGATCGGGCATGAATATGCCGACACCCAGCAGTACAAGGTGTGGCTGTCGCAGAAGGCGACGAATCTCGACATCATCTTCGGGCTGGACATCCATGACAGTCAGTTCCTCGGCGTCATCAATCCAGACGCTCAAGGCGCGAGCCTGTATGGTGTCCAGGTCAAAGGCCACGTGATCCTTCGTGACGCTCACAGTGACGAAGAAGTAAGATACGTTGTGAGCGGATTGGGCATCAACGCCACGTCTGGCTATGCAGAGGGGGGCGCCCATACGAACGCGCTCCGTAACTTCATCCTCAACGACTTCCTGCTCGATAACATGGGTCGCGACGGCGATGATGTTGGGCTGGCCGATGTCGGAGGGACAGACAAGGGCTATGTCGCGCCCGATCAGAAGGCGGCGCTGAAGCAGGGCATCAAGGAGCAGAAGGCCGCTGAGACCCAGTTCGCTACTGTGCTGTTCATGTCTGCGCTGCATGACAAGATCATGCAAGCTCGTGCTATCGAGGGCAACGAGACAAAGTTCTCGAAGATTCTCGGCACATACTATGAACCGGATGGCACGCCGAAGGCTGGCACGACAAAGGGCAAGTCATTGATGGAGAAGAAGGCCGCGGTAGACGCGATGTCCAAGGCCGAGGAGATCATCGCAGGGGCTGGTGAGTAAGATGACGACAGCGCTCTTCATCGTCCTTCTCATCGTGGGTTTCATCTCCTCGTGGGGAGCGCTCGGTGCATCCGAGTTCCGTGACCGTGCGTTGAACGCGACTATGGCCTTCGCTGCCTTCTGCGCGTGCCTGTGGCTGGCGGTGGGCTAGATGGCGAAGTTCCTTGCCTGGGAATACACGGAGGACGGCGACCGCATCAGGGTCGCGTCTGGGCCGACACCCAACCCAAAGAAGCTCACTGGCAGCCGCCTTGGCGCCGTGGTAGGTCTGAACAAGTGGAAATCCCCGTTCGAGGCGTGGTGCGAGGCGTGCCGTGTCGGTGAGCAGCCGTTCGAGGGCAACAAGTTCACGGATGCAGGCACCGCGCTTGAGCCTACGCCGATCAAGCGCTGCAAGAACGAGGTCAGCCCGTACATCTACACACCGGAGGAGTTCTTCGGTGTCCCTGATGCCAAGCAATACACGGGTTACGACTTCTTCGGAGACGCTCCAGTGCTCGGAGGCATGTGGGACGCCATCGTTCTCGATGGTCCGCTTGGTACAGGCAAGCCGATAGCGTTCATCGAAGCCAAGGTATCCTCCCGCCCGCAGGACTGGGTTGATGGCGTGCCGGACAGCTACGCGGTGCAGGGTCTCGAATACTGTATGCTCGGCGGTGTTGACCGCGTGTTCTTCCCTGTGGCGATCCTGGAGTCTGACGACTACGATGATCCCACGTCGGTCGAGTGCACCGATGACAACACGTTCCTGTACGAATGTACCGTCGATGACTGGCGTGCTGCGGATGGACGGAACATCTGGCGGATTATAGACGAGGCACATGGTTGGTGGGTGACGCACGTAGAGGGCAACATCTCCCCGACGTTCGATCCAAAGCGCGACAAGGACATCCTGGCC